ACCAGAGGGTAAAAGGAATCGACAAGGCCGATTGGCTTCCCGCCCTTCTTCCCAACAGCCGGGCATGTGGCAAGCGCAAGGCTGAGTGCTCGGATGAGGCGTGGGAGGCTTTCAAGGCACTTTGGCTGCGCGAAGAACCTGTCACCTACAGCGATTGCTACCGGGATCTTCAGGATATGGCTGAGGCGAAGGGGTGGCAGGTGCCTTCTCTGGATACTTTGAAACGGCGTTTAAAAAGGGAGATCGACCCCACCACCATCGCTTACTTGCGGGGCGGTGAGGAGGCCCTTCGCAAAATGTTTCCTTCGCAGTGCCGAACGGTGGCCGGGATGCACGCCATGCAGTGGATCAACGGGGACGGCTATCGCCACAATGTGTTCGTTGAGTGGGAGGACGGTACCATCGGGCGGCCCAAGACATGGTTCTGGCAGGATGTCTACAGCCGCAGGCTCCTGGCCTGGCGCACGGACAGGTCTGAAAACAAATACATGATCCTCCTCTCCTTCGGTGATGTGCTTCGCCTCGGGATCCCTTCCGACGTGACCATCGACAACACCCGGGCGGCGGCCAACAAAATGATGACCGGCGGCGTGCCAAACCGCTACCGCTTCAAGGTCAAGGAAGAAGATCCCATGGGGGTTATCCCGAGGGTGGGGTGCCGGGTGCACTGGACCAGTGTTTTCGCTGGAAAAGGCCACGGCCAGGCCAAGCCGGTGGAACGGCAGTTCGGCGTGGGCGGCATCGGCGAATGGGTGGATAAGAGCCCCGTGTTTGCCGGGGCCTATACCGGCCCGGACCCCATGAACAAGCCTTCCAATTACGGCAGCAAGGCGATTCCCATCAAAGAGTTTGAAGCGGAACTGGCACGGCGCATCGATTCCTACAACGCCCGCAAGGGTCGCCGGACCGAGATGGGCCAGCGAATCCATTCCTTTGATGACGTGTTCAACGAGTCGTATGCCAAGTCGACCATCCGCAAGGCCACGGAGGCCCAGATCCGCATGTTTCTGATGGCAGCTGAGTCTGTGAAAATCGACTCGCACGGGACCTTTTCCCTTGAAGCCGGTTCAGCGGTGGGCATCGGCAAGAACCGATACGGCACCGAGAGCAACATTTTGTACCGGTACGTGGGGTCACGGGTTGAGGTGCGATTCGACCCGGCGGAGCTGCACAAAAGCGTGTGGGTTTACGACGCTAACGGGAAACTCCTGTGCGAAGCGAAATGTATTCGAAACACGGGTTTTGGTGATGTGCAGGAGAGCAAGGAATTCAACCGGAAACGCAACGCCAAGGTGCGACACGAAAAGGCGGCGGCGGAGCTGGCCAAAGGAATGGAACTCGACGAAGTGACCAACATGCTCAAGGGGATTGCCCCGGAACCCATGAGTATTCCTGAACCGGGGGTGACCCAAGCGATGTTTGAAGCCCCTTCGGCACCGGAAAGGCAGAGCATGGCGGTAAACGGAGACTTTGTGCCCGAGGATGACGGCGAGGAGCTGAACGCGGATGACGCCCTGGTGGGGATGATGGGGCATATGCAGGCGGTGATCAGGCAGCGTAACGAAAGACCCTAAACGAAAAAAGACCAGGATGGCCCTCCCAGTCTTTAATCAACAAATAAAGCTATTTTTCAAAGGAGATATCAATGAGCCAGACTCATGTCAATGAAGAAATAATGAATGCCACCCGTGAAATGGTCCGAAACGAGATCGCCGACAACCCCTCCCTCTCCCAGGCAGGGGCCGCCCAGGAGGCGGGCGTCAACCCTTCTGCCCTCTCTCAGTGGATGAAGGGCAAATACCCCGGGGACAACGTCAAGATGACCGAATCTATGGAGCGGTGGCTCTCCTTCCGCAGAAAGAAGGCCGCTTCGGTCACCACCCCTGTGAAGGCAGCCACCTGGTGCCCGACGCCCACGGCCAAGAAGATTCAGGCGGCGCTTTCTTATGCCCACATGGCGGGTGACATCACGGTGATTTTTGGCGGGGCCGGTGTGGGCAAGACCGAGACCTGCACCGAGTATGCGGGAAGCAACCCCAATGTGTGGCACGTCACCATGACGCCTTCCACCGGCGTGTTGGGGTCCTGCCTTGAGCGGGTGGCCCTGAAGCTGGGGCTTCATGTGTCGGGCCGGGCGGCCAAGATCGAGATGGCCATCATGGAGCGGCTGACCGGCACAGACGGCCTTCTGATTATCGATGAGGCGCAGCACCTGAATGTGCGGTGCCTTGAGGCGCTTCGGAGCCTTCACGATGCCACGGGGGTGGGGCTGGCCATCCTGGGCAACGACCTTGTGTATGCCCAGATGACGGGCCGGGGCGTTCGGTCTGCCACCTTTGCGCAGCTGTTTAGCCGTATCGGTAAGAGGGTGAAGCTCTTGAAGCCCAAGGGGGACGACGTGAAGACCCTCTGCAAGAGCTGGAATGTAACGGACAAGGAGATGGTGGCCTTCTGCCAGCAGATCGCCGAGAAACCCGGGGCCTTGCGGATGATGGTGAAGACCATCCGGCTGGGGCAGATGGTGGCGGGCTCGATGGGTGAGGCGCTTGCCTTGAAACACCTTAAGGCGGCGTGGCGGGATCTGGAGTCTTAGAATTCAAACGTTTCATGGAGCTTTTTGCTTAGGCTTAAAGCCCCGTTCAAGGAGGGTTTAATCATGTTTGAACGATTCAAAAAACAAGCGCAGAAGGTTGACAAGCCCAAACTGAAGCTCACCTCCACCCGGCTGTGTGTGCAGTGCGAGACCCTGTTTCAGGACGACGACAAATGCCCGGTGTGCGGTAGTACGGGCATGTACCTCACCTACTGGGTGCCGACTGCAGAAGGCGCAACCACACGGGTGCAGAGGGAGGGGGTGTGATGGGACTTTCTGTCTACGGCGCTCAGAACAAGGCGCTTCACAAAGGATTTGCTCTTATGGGGAGGCCCTACAATGAGAACAAGGCGTTCTGGTTACCCCTCGTCAAGGAAGCCACGAAAGACCGCAACGGCAAGGCACGCGAGGTCAGCGGGATCTCTGACCTTACCCTGGGGGAGCGGTGGAGGCTCCTTAAATCCATGCAGAAGCGAGGGATCAACATCCATAACCCCGGCATTCGAAAGGCTCTCTGGGGCTGGAAAAAGGGAGACCCGGAGGTGGTGGCGGCAGAGCCTGATGCGCCCACGGTGGGCAAACGGCCCATTCGGGTGCCCAAGGCAAAGCAGGCCATGGTGAAGAAAATCGGGGCCATTCTGGCCAGCCAGAAGAAGCCGTGGGCGTATGCGGACAAGATGGCCAAAAACAGGTTTGGCGTGGATTTTGTGGAGTTTCTGGAGATCGAGAACCTGGAGAAGGTGATGCAGATGTTGATTATCCATAACAGACGACACGGAGGTGAGTAGATGGCACGGGGAAACACACGAACAACCAAGGTGAGAATGCTTTTTGGAACCGGTCGCATCGACGTGATGAAGACCCAGGAAGGACAGATTCGGGTGCGGTCTGACAAGCCGGGAACCCTCGTCAGGGTGATGGGACGCGGGACCAAGGTGGACCACGACAGGCAGGGGTACTTTACCGAAACCACGCCCGAGGCCCTGAAACAAATGATGATTGGACTTTTGAACTAAGGAGGAAGTGATGCAGGTACCTGACGGATACATGAAGGACATGAAGGGACGCCTGGTCCCCCTGGAGCAGGTGGAGGAGCTGGACCGATTACGCGACGAACTGGTGCGGGACCTGGTGATGCATGCCAAGGCAACCCAGGACGTTCTGGCGACCTTTAAAAACCGGGCCATGAGTGAGACCAAGGCGTTCGTCCAGCTCTCCGGAGAGCAGTACGGGGTGAAGCTGGGCGGGACCAAGGGCAACGTCACCCTCTACTCCTATGACGGACAGTACCGCATCGAGCGGGCCATGAGCGATTACATCGTCTTTGATGAGCGCCTCCAGGTGGCCAAGGAGCTGATCGACGAGTGCATTCATGAGTGGACGGACGGCTCCAGGAGCGAGGTCAGGGCTTTGGTGGAACACGCCTTCAAAGCCAACAGCGACGGCAAGGTGAGTACGCACAGGGTGCTGGGCTTGCGGCAGCTGAAGATCGACCACCCCAAGTGGCAGAAGGCCATGGAGGCCATCACCGACTCCATGAAGGTGGTGGAGACCAAGGCGTATTTAAGGATCTACGAGCGGGAAGAAGAGAGCCAGGAGTATAAGGCGGTGCCTTTGGCGCTGGCGGCGGTTTAAGCGAAACGCCCTTCGGGGCGTCGGCAGGGTGTGGTGGCCCTGTCCTGATGATGCAGCTACATAATTCAAACGGTTTGATGAAAGGAGGATACGTGGATCACGGATTACTCAACACCTCTGTGGATGATGTGAGGGTTACCCTTGATTGTGCCCTCGGGCATGGAAATTCGGTGAAGGTTTTGGAGCGGATCACAGCCTGCTTCAAAGAAATCGAAGAAAAAGGGTTTGAAGAGAAGACCCGCCGCAAAGTGATGGCCACGGCAGCGCGGAAGGCGCTGAAGCAGCTGGCCGGGTAAAGGAAGAAACAACATGACTGAAGCTCAAGAGATCAGGCGGATAGGCACCCTATTGGGCGTTGGCGCTGGGCCGAGTGATGAAGACGTTTTTGACCCCGCTTATTTGGCGCGGGTCCGTCGAGCCTTAGAAGATCTCCTGTGTAGAATTACCGATCAGGAAGGAGAATTGTTCGATGAATAGAGAGTCGATCATCGCACGGATCAAGAAGTGCATGGCTTTGAGTCAAAGTTCAAATGCCAATGAGGCGGCCGCAGCGCTGAAAAAGGCCCAAGAGTTAATGGTGAAACACAGTGTCTCCCATATGGATGTGGCCATCTCAGATGTGGGAGATGCCAGTGGGATCCTCTGTAAGGCCCAGACACCACCCCAATACCTGGTCAACCTGGCTCATTGTGCGGCAGATGCTTTTGGTTGCCGGTTTCTCGTCGTTAAAAGCTGGTTCAGGGACCCTACGACCATTCAGTTCATCGGAATCAAACCTCAGCCTGAAATTGCGGCATACGTTTTTGACGTACTTCGACGTTCAATAGCGAAGGGGCGACAAGAGTACCTCAAGCAGATTCCGAAGCAGACCAAGGCCAGAAACAAAACGAAACGGGCTGATATGTGGGCCATGGGATGGGTGACTGGAGTTGAAGCTCATGTACAGAAAATGGCCATGCCTGATGAAAGCAAAGCCGCCATAAATGAATGGGTAGACCGCGAGTGCAACGTGACTGAAGGCAAGGCCCGAAACACGACTGAAACCTGTAAAAATGCCGCTGGTGATTATTACAGTGGATTGGCCGAAGGCCGAAAGCAGCGCCTCCATAGACCCATTGACGGCACGGGAACAGGCCCTGCACGAATTTCCGCTTGATGCGAAACGCCCCACGGGGCGTCGGCAAGGCGTGGTGGCCTTGTCCTGATGAGCAGCCAAACTGGAGGAACCATGAAAAGAGAATTTGAACAACTGGAACTGTTTGATCCAGATTTTATGAACATTGACCAGGTATTAAACGCCATTGACCCTGCCGTCAGGGACGATCCCCGTTTGTGGCCCGTTTTGCTGGCCGAGTTGGTGGATGCGCTTGCGGACTACTACGAAGCCCACAAGGGGTTGGGAAAACAAGAGGCGATGGAATGCGCCCAGGATGTGATTGTGGTGATTGCCCATCACCTGGGGGGACGTACCTTCTATCTGCCCAAAGTCGATCGCCTGAAGCGGGCGATTCGAGATGCGACCATATTTCGCGTTTTCGACGGCAACAACCATGTGGAGCTATCCCGCAAAACCGGCCTTACAACAGCCCAAATTTACAACATTATCAGTAAGGAGCGCACGTTACGACAGGATCGTCAGCAGCTGACCTTGCCCTTGGGATAATCCACATTTCTTTTACGGCGGCCCGCAGGGGCCGCCTCCTCCCGCCACAACCGGCCTTAAATCCGCAGTAAAATATGTTAAAACCCTTGAAACACACTCATCTCTTCTCCTGTGCTTTTATAGACGTATGGAAAAGACGATCAACATATACCTCACCCGATTGCGCCAATCCGACCAGGGCACCGAAGGCATCCTGACGGTCCCCGAGCTTGGCTTTGCCTGCTTCACCCTGGAGTTGCCCTGGCGGGGAAACCGACCCAACGTGTCGTGCATCCCGCCGGGGACCTATCCCATGGCCTGGCGGGTCACCTCCAGGCGTGCCGCCTACCACATTCGCCAGGTACCCCACCGCACGTATATCCTCATTCATTCCGGCAACTATGCCGGGGATAGTCACAAGGGGTTCAAGACCCATGTGGAGGGGTGCGTCCTGCTGGGAAGGCGCATGGGCTGGCTAAATGGTCAGCGGGCCGCCCTGGTGTCACGGGCCACGGTGAGGGAGTTCAACAACCGGATGGCGGGCCGGGAGGCCCGGATCACCATCATCGACCCTTGGGGGGGACAGAATGCTTGAAGGAACTCTTTTTACAACCCTTTTCGGCGGGCTTACGGGGCTTGTCGGTACCGTCTGGTCCTCGTACAACCAGCGCAAGGTAAAGGCCCTGGAGATGGACGACCGAGACAAAGAGCGGGCACACGAGGTGGCTATGATCGAGGCAGAGAGCGAGGCCATGATGGCCGAGTCCGAGGCCAACATCAAGATCACCCGTACCCGGGTGGAAGGAGAGATAGAGGTGGCCGAGGTGGCGGCCTTTACCGAAAGTCAGAAGGCTGATCGTGTTCGAGTTTTTGACAGCGGCTACATGGACCGGCTCTTTGACATGGATGGCTGGGCACGGCTTTTCACCATTCCGTTCGGGGTGCTTCTGGCCATGCTCTTCGGGCTGGCCGATGCCTTTAAATCCATGGCCCGGCCCGGGATTACCGCCTACCTCCTGGGCGTCAGCACCTGGATCACGGTGAAGGCGTGGCAGCTCCTGGAGGCGGTGAACGCCCCGGCCCTGACGCCTGCCATGGCTGGGGGCATCCTCTCGGACACCATCAACATTGTGCTGTATCTCACGGTGACGGCGGTGACCTGGTGGTTTGGGGACCGCATGGCTTCCAAGGGCCTTTCGAAAACGTTGAAGCTGGGGAGATCGTAGCCATGGACGTATGTGATCAGTGCTTAGAGGCCAGACATGAAAGGATGGGGATGTGAGCGCGCAACCTGCGGACTATCCAGCCATGCGGTTCTGGTTTGATGTGGGGCAGTATGGGCTCACCCTGGCCATCGGTGTGTACGTGTGGCTCGGTAACCGCTTCAACGCAAAAACCCGGGAGGTCAAAGGGGTTCAGCAAGACGTGACGGCCATGGCCGAGCGTGTCACCAAACTGGAGACAAACATGGCCCATGCCCTCTCCCACGAAGATCTGGCGGCAGTCTACGACCGCATCAACGACGTGGCCGAAGAGGTCGCCGGGCTTTCCGGGAAAATGGACGGCGTCAAAGGGGCTGTTGAAATGATTCAGGAATATCTCTTGAACGAGGGAGGGAAACGATGAGCTATCAGCAAAAGATTCAAGAACACCTGCGTATTACCCTGTTGCGGTTGCTGAATGAGGACCCATTACACCATGAACGAATCTCTCCTCACGGATTTGACGGAAAGCTACGGTTTTACGCCCTCTCGCGACCGGGTACGAACAGAACTTGCCTGGCTTGCAGAGCAAGGTCTGGTGACCCTGGACGAGGGCAATATCATCATTGCCAAGCTCACCGAACGCGGAGCTGATGTGGCACGCGGACGGGTAACGGTTCCGGGTATCAAGCGACCCTCTCCCGGGAGGCGATAAGCATGGGCAAACGACAAGGCACAGGCCGGGGGCGTCCGTCATCTATCGACCAACTGCCTGAAGACGTTCGGCTCAAGCTGAATGCCGACCTGCGGGACCGACGATTGACCCAGGCAGACATTGTGGCAGGCATCAACCAGGAACTGACAGAGCGTGGAGAAAGGCCGATATCCAAAAGCGCTGTCAATCGTTACTCCCTTGCTATCGAGCAAAAGGGATCCATGATGCGGGAGGCGCGGGAAGCCGCGGACGCTCTGGTAGGCGGGCTTGGTGAGCAGAAAGGCACCGACCTGGGCCGGGCCGTCACCGAGCTGGTGAAGACCCTGACCTTTGACCTGGTTGTCAATGGCCAAGAAGACGAAGATGGAAAACCAACGGCCTTGGGGGTGGATACCCTGAATAAGGTGGCCCTGATTGCTCAACGTATCGAACGGGCCAGCAAGATCAGCTTAGAGCGTGAGGCAGAGGTAAGGCGTCAGGTACTTGAAGACGCGGCCAAGAGTGTAAAAGCCACGGCTAAGGCTGCGGGTGTCAGCGGCGAAACCATTGACGCCATCATGGAAAAGATGAGCCAGGAACAGGCGTAAGGAACGAACCGTGAGGTATTTTTTACCCTACCAGTCGGAACTGATACGAACCGTAGCAAAAAAGGACGTGGAAGTTGTGGTGGTTCAGAAGAGCCGCCGTACCGGTTATTCGCTGGGGGCTGGTGCCCTCGCCGTGAAATATGTGGCCAGACCCAAGGCCGAGGGCGGCATGAATGTCTTTTACATGGGCTACAACCTTGAGATGGCCCGCGAATTCATCAACTACGTCGGTGACTGGGCCAAAGAGTTTAACGCCGTCTCCACACAGGTGGGGGAGACTTTTTTTAAAGACCCCGATCACCCGGATCGAGATATCAAGGCTTTTCGTGCAGAGTTCTCCAGCGGCCATTCTGTGATTGCTCTTCCCAGCGTGCCCCGCGCCCTGCGTGGTCAGCAAGGGCTTGTCATTATCGATGAGGCTGCATTCCACGACGACCTCACCGAGCTGCTGAAATCGGCTTTTGCCCTTTTGATGTGGGGCGGCAAGGTGGTGGTGCTTTCCACGCACGACGGGGACACCAACCCCTTCAATAAATTGGTGACCGACATCCAGGCAAAACGCAAGAATTACACCCTTTTGACCTGTGACCTGGACCGAGCCCTGGTTGAGGGACTTTACAAGCTTATTTGCAAAGAAAAAGGCGAAGAATGGAGCATGGAGAAGCAGGTACTCTGGCGTGAGAACCTCATTAAGACCTACGGAGAAGGAGCCGATGAGGAGCTGTTCTGCCTGCCATCCAAAGGGACGGGGGCCTACCTGCCACCGCCTCTTATCGAGGCCCGCCAGGAGGATGGCATTCCTGTGGTGCGGTTGGCTCTGCCCGATTCGTTTACCTATCGGCCTGAATTTGAGCGGGAGCGTGAGATTGAGAACTGGTGCAAGACAGAGCTTCTGCACCTGCTTGAAGGTCTGCCCACTGATCTGCTCCACTATTTTGGGGAAGACTTTGCCCGAAACGGCGATCTTACAACCCTTTGGCCTATGTATCGAATGAAGAACATGACAAGGCGCTGCGCCTTCCTGGTTGAGCTTCGAAATGTTCCGTTTGAGCAGCAACGGCAGATTGTTTTTTTCATCATCGACCGATTGCCCCGCTTCTGCGCTGGGGCCTTTGACGCCACCGGCAACGGGGCGTATCTGGCTGAGGTATGCGCTCAGCGTTACGGACAAACTCGCATTGCCGAAGTGAAGCTTTCCGATGCCTGGTACAAAGAGAATATGCCTCCCTTTAAAGCGGCCTTTGAAGATGCCACTACCATCCTGCCCCGTGACGCGGATGTGTATGACGACCACAGGGCCATCAAGCTGATGCGTGGCACGCCTAAGATCCCCAGGGATGAGCGCTCTACGAGCAAAGGTGGCAAGCGCCATGGTGATACCGCGATTGCCCATGCCCTGGCTTATACGGCCAGTCGCATGGATGTGGCCCCGATTGAGTTTATGGCTGAAGACCCGAAAAAAGTGGTGGGACGTCTCTTTGGTGAATCTGACACCACGGACCTCTCCCTGACTTCCGAGCCCATGGATTGGAGCATATACGATGCCTGATGAGATCAAACAGGGAGGCCCAGTCCTCCAGGAGATGGCCGCCGAAGATGATATCAACACACCGTTTCAGGGATATGTGGATGAGGTCCGGCTCAACACGGACCCGGTGCTTTTGAGCCTGGGCGGCCAGCTGATGGAATACCAGAAGCTTTTGAAGGACCATCAGGTGAAGAGCCTGTTTCAGCAGCGCCAGGACGCCATGGTGGGTTTTGAAACCGTGGTGGAGCCCGGCGGCACCAGTGCGCGGGACAAGATGGCCGCCGACAGCCTGAAGGAGATGATCAAGGCGTTACGCTGGGATGACAAGACCCGGAAAATGCTGATGGCTGTGTTTTACGGCTACGGCGTGGGGGAGTTTATCTGGGCCAGGGACGGCAGGGAAATCTTCCCGGAGATGCTCAAGGTGCGAAAGTGCTGGCGGTTCGGATTTGGACGTGAAGGCGAGCTTCGGTTACGCAAAACCTTGAGCGGCTCCGAACCAATGCCTCACCGTAAATTCTGGGTTACCGCTTTTGGGGCCGATGACGATGACAGCCCCTATGGCCTGGGCCTGGCCCACCACCTGTGGTGGCCGGTGTTTTTGAAACGCAACGGGGCCAAATTCTGGGCCATATTTCTGGACAAGTTCGGGGCACCCTCCACCAAGGCAACCTATCCCAACAACGCAACGGATGAAGAAAAACGCATCGCGTTCCAGGCGGCCCGGACTCTCCGTAGCATGTCCACCACAGCCTTCCCCGAAGGGTTTGACGTGCAGCTCCTGGAGGCGGCCAAAGGGGGCAACGGTAACTTTGAAAGCTTCATGAGGTACTGGGACGAAGCAGTGGCCAAGCTTATCCTGGGACAGGCAGGGACAAGCACCATTGGCCCTTACACGGGGACGGCGGGGGTGCACAACAAGGTACGCATGGATATCATCCGATGCGATGCTGATCTGCTGTGCGAATCGTTTAACGCCGGACCAGCCAGGTGGTTGACGGACTGGAACTACCCCGGTGCGGCTTACCCCAAGGTGTGGCGGAATATCCCTGACCCGGAAACGGAAAAGGCCAAGATCGACCGGGATAAAAAGCTTTATTCCATGGGTATCGAGCTGACCGATGAGGCGATCCTTGAGCAATACGGGGACCGGTACCAGAAACGAAAAGCCGCGCCGAAGCCCACGGCATCCGCCCAGTTTGCCGAGGGGGAAGGCGACGATGTGGACGTGCTCACCGATCAACTTGACGACCTGTCCATGGACGCCACCGGCAAGATGATCGAGCGGATCCGCGAGCTGGCCGAAGACGCGGGCGACCTTTCCGAACTCCGGGACCGGCTACTGGAAGTGTACAGCGACATGGATACCACGGACCTTGCCGGGCTCATCGCCCAGGCCATGGCGGTAAGCTGCCTTCAGGGGATGGCCCGGTGAGCGTAAAGACCAGCGCGAACAGCGTGCCGTTTCAGGAGGCCATTGACCACTTCAAGGGCAAGATCAAGCTGCCTTCCGAAGCATGGACGGATATCTGGGAAGGGATGCACGCCAGGGCCTTTGTGGTGGCCGGAGCCATGAAAGACGACCTACTTTGCGACTTTCATACCGCCATCACCACAGCCCTTGACGAAGGGGCCACGCTGAAGGATTTTCGTACACAATTTGACACCATCGTGGAGCGCCACGGGTGGAGCTACAACGGCAGCCGGGGATGGCGAACCCGGGTCATCTACGACACCAACCTGCGCCAGGCTCACATGACGGGCCGCTGGAAACAGATTCAAGGCAATAAGGGGCTTTTCCCCTACCTGCGTTATGTGCCGCTCATCGGCGGGAACCGGCGCGAGACGCACCAGGCATGGCGCAATTGGGTCCTGCCAGTGGATCACCCGTGGTGGGACACCCACTACCCCATGAACGGATGGGGCTGCAAATGCACGGTGGAATCCCTCACCAAGGGGGACCTGATGCGCCGGGGGCTTGCCGTATCCGAGGATCCGGCCATCGAGATGGTGAAGCACACCGTCAAGACGCCCGACGGAGACAAGACCGTCTACGCGCCAAAGGGCGTAGCTCCGGGGTTTGCCTACAACCCGGGCAAGGCCGATATGGGCCGCCTCTATTCCGAGTCGGACAGGACGCGCCTCAAGGCCTGTGGGGACTGGAAAAAGTGGAAGCCCCTGACGAAAGGCGACTGGAAGAGCCACAACCGCCCGACAACGGTTCCAGCCGACAAGGCGACCGCCACGTTGCGAGAGAAAGTCAGCACAACCAAGGAGATCCGGGAGGAGCTGGAGCGGGTGTTAGGCGGCAAAGAGAAAGTCTTCACCCTGCCGGACGGCTCCCCTGTGCTGGTGAACGCCGAGGTCCTGGCGGAGCATTTGCCGACGGATCGGGCGAGCTTTCTCTCCTTCCTGCCGGAGGTTCTGGAAGACCCGTTCGAAATCTGGACCACTTTTCTGGAACATGAGGCAACCGGCAAGGTGGCATTAAGAAAGCGCCTGGTGAAGGTTGTGAGCCTTGAGAAAGACAAGGCGCTTACCCTGGTGGCCGAAGCCAAGGGGGGCAAATTTGTGGGCTGGACGTTTATCCCGGTTGGGAAGCTGAAGAAGCTTGGGGGTATGCGCAAAGGGTCACTGACCTGGGGCCGTTAAACGCAGTGAAGGCATTGCCGATGGCAACGCCTTCCTGTTTGGGAGCACCTGCGCGAGTTCACCGCGCGGCACACCGGGTGCCGGTCTCTGGAGGTGACTCTCCTCTGGCACCTTCGCTTAGAATAAGCATAAGTTACATCCCGTCAGATGGCAAGAAAAGATGCAGTCGTCATAGTCAAGGCTGTCCCTAACGCCTAAAACGAGCCAAAATCAAACGTTCTCACCCTTGGGTATATAAGCATATACGACCAATCTATCTATGCGTATAGAGCGCCATTTAGATAGCCTCCCTCCGCATTCCTCTTCTTTCCTTGCGGCACTATTGAGCCGTATTCGCTGATCATTCCCCGCACGCCCGAGGGATCGGGCTGTCCCCCCGAACGGTTCCATGCGAAAAATTCCATTCAAAAAACAACACATTAATAAGCGAAAGTCTTGAAACACCTATGCCCTCGTTTTCATGGGATAGTCCAGATAACCACGGAGGACAACATGAAACGAATCGAAATATTCAAGACGGGGACGCATCGCGACATGAGCGGGCGTGTGATTGAATTCGGCGAGAAAGAGCTGAAAGAGATCGCGGACGCCTATGACCCTGTTGCTGCGTGGAAAGCGCCTTTTGTCGTGGGGCATCCCGAACACGACAGCCCGGCCTATGGATGGACCAAGGGGCTGGCGTTTGAAAATGGCACTCTCTTTGCCGACCCGGACCAGGTGGACCCGGCTTTTGCCGAGGGCGTTAAAGACGGCCACTGGCCCAACCGAAGCGCCAGCTTCTACCTGCCCGACTCTCCCAACAACCCCAAACCCGGAACATTTTACCTGCGCCATGTGGGATTTCTCGGAGCCAAGCCTCCTGCTGTGAAGGGGCTGGCACCGGTGGAGTTTGCCGGAAGTGATGAAGACACCGTGGAGCTTGCCGTTTCCTTCACTGAAGTGGAAAACGGCGTGCTCCGCATGTTGCGCTCCCTGCGTGACTTTATTCTTTCGGAACACGGCCAGGAAAAAGCCGACCAGGTGATTCCGGCCTATGAACTGGAGTACCTGGGAGAAGTGGCCAGGGACCCCGAATTTGGCGAAGGCCCCACAACCATCAAGGAGGACATTGTGTCCAAGAAACCCAAGAAAAATGAAACGCAAAACGGGACTGTGCCGGATGAGGTCCAGGCACGTCTTGACGGCCTGGAAGCGCGGGAAGCGGCCTTTGCAGAGCGCCAGAGGCGCTCCGATGCCGAAGGCGTGGTCAAGGCCGTCATCGACGGCGGCCAGCTTACTCCGGCCCAGGCCGATGGGCTGGTGAACTTCATGGCTGGCCTGGACGAAACCACCGACACGGTGAGCTTCGGCGAAGGCGAAGCCCAGGTGAGTCCGTCGGCCTTCATGAAGGCGTTTCTCCGCCGTTTGCCCAAACAGGTGAACTTCGGGGAAGAAGGCCAAGGCATCGACCCCGTGGACCCGAGCAGTGAGGATCTGGCCCGTGGGGCCGTGTCCTATCAGGAAGAGATGAGGGGCAAAGGGATCATGATCACCACAACCGATGCAGTGGCCCATGTGGCCGCAGGCAAACACAAGGAGTAAGCCCACATGGCCAACCCCGGATTGACTAAAACCATGGATGCTTCAGGAGCCATCAAGCCGTTTCGCATTGTGGCTCACGGCACAAATGACTTCGAAGTCAAACAGGCGAGTGACAAAACCCAGCCTCTTCTGGGTACCACCGACGAAGTGGGCCGCACACCGTCCGGCGAAGTGGACGTGGCGCTCTCCGACATGCCCGACGTTGAGTTTGGCGGCAGCGTGGCAGCGGGCGATCCCCTGACAACCGATGCCGATGGTCGGGCCATCAAGGCCACGGTGAGCGGTTCGCGCATCGTCGGATTCGCGCATACCTCTGCGGCGGCTGGTGTCATCGGCCCTTACAACCACGCGCTCGGCATTTTGCCGTAAGGAGATACCTGACCCATGAGAATTCCTGCAAACCCTACGTTAACGGCCATTGCCATGGCTTATCGAAACCCCACGGCGGCCCTTGTGGCCGACCGGGTGATGCTCCGCATCCCCGCTGTGGGGCAGAAAGAGTTCAAATACCTGGAACACAACCTGAACCAGGGGTTCACCGTGCCCGATACCCGCGTGGGCCGTAAGGGCCGCGTGAACCAGATTAGCTTCGAAGCGGAAGAGAAAACCGCCTCCACCACGGACCACGCCCTGGAGGACCCCATCCCCCAGGATGACCTGGACCGGGGCAAGGCCAGCAAGGTGGATGTGCGCGGCCAGTCCGTCGAATACATCATGAACCTGCTCGCACTGGATCGTGAGGTACGCGTGGCAAAGATCTGCCAGGACCCCGGCAACTACCTGGCGGACAACGTCACCGCATGCGCCACCGGAGACAAGTTCACCGCAACCGATGCCGACCCCATCGAGATGCTCAACGGCATTCTGGATGGGATGTTCATCCGGCCCAACGCCATGACCCTGAACCAGTTGGTCTGGGGCAAGTTGCGCCGTCACCCCAACGTAATCAAGGCCATCTTTCCCACAAGCTCCGGCAAGGGCTCCGTCACCCGTGAGCAGATCAAGGAGGAGCTGGAACTGGAGCACCTCTACATCGCGGGAAGTTTTGTCAACAACGCCCGAAAGGGAGAAGCGGCCAACATGAAGCGCACCTGGGGCAACGATATCTGCCTGCATTTCCAGGACCCGCAGGCATCCCACAAAAACGGCATCACCTGGGGCCTCACCGTGCCCTATGGCAAGCCGGTGGCCGCCAACTGGCCGGATAAAAATGTGGGGATGAGTGGGGGTGAGATCGTGCGCTCCGGTGAGTCTCTGGCAGAAATCGTGACGGCCAAGGCGGCGGGTCACCTGATCCGTGGCGTTGTGTAGGAAGGAGCTGATCATGGCAAAGGCAAAAACGGACGGCAAGGAAACCAAAGCTGACGTGAAGACCAAACCCTACACCTGCCTCTTTGGCGTGATGAAGGGAGGCAAACGCATCCCCAGGGGCGGCGAGGTGAATTTGACGGACGAAGAGGCCGCCCCCCTGCTTGACGAAGGGGCCGTCAAACCCGGTGATGAGACATAGCCATGGCCTGGTGCACGCGAGAGAACCTGACACAGTACGTGCTGGCACAATTCCTGGCAGCCGCTGACAAGAAGACCCCAGGGGTTGTGGCTCGTTCCATGGACGCCGTGCATGCGGAGATGGAAGAGGCTCTGCTTTCCGGGGGGTACAGAATCTCCGGCACCTCGGCCACCCTGACCCGCATTGCGGCGGTGCTCTCTGCCTGGAGAAGCGTGGCGGCCATTACAACGCTGGTGATGTCCGAGGGCAACACCAACAACGAATGGCAGCCCCTTCTCCATGAGCGCAACCGGGCGGAGTCCGAGCTTGCCGCGATCCGCAAAGGCAAGCTTGACCCGTTCCCCGAGGCTCGAAACAGCGGGATCCAGATGGATGCAGGCCCATCGTTTTTTAACCCGTCCAACCTGGAGGAGTTTTAGGTGGCCGGAGCCTCCAACAGCTTTGACATGAGTGCCATGCACGCCTGGTTCGATAAGGCGGTGGCCCAACTGGAACCCAGCCGGGAACTGACCTCGGCCATCGGCATGGCCATGGTGATGGCCACCCAAAGGCGCTTCAAAGATGGCGAAGACCCCCAGGGTCACCCCTGGAAGCAATCGGCCATGGCGGCAAAAAAAGGCGGCCAGACCCTGGTCGATGGGGCTCACCTTCGGGACTCCATCACCTACGAGGCATCAGCCCATCAGGTGGTGTGGGGGACCA